TCACGCTGGGTGGCGCCCGGATCGATGATGTTGTTCTGCAGCGCCAGCTTCAGCGTCGACAGGTTCTCCTCGACGGACTCGCCGAACACATCCGCGTACGCCTCACCGGCCGCCCGGGCGAACTTCTCCGCCTGCGCGACAGTCGTGCCGGTCTGCGCCTGGAAAATGTCGCGGCGCAGCTCGTCCTGCATGCCCTCCCTGATGGCGTTCGCGAGAGCGACACCGGCGGTGAGACCGATCGCGGCGACACCGAGGAGGGATGCACCGATCGGGCCGGTCTTCGAACCGAGATCGCCGACCGCGTCAGCGAACCCGGACAGGAAGTTTCCACCGGACTGGCTGCCCGCGGGGCCGCCGCCCTGGCCTGCCTGCTGGTACAGCTGCTCGAGTTCCTGCTGCGCAGCCTGGAGATCCTGCTGCAGCTGGTTGCCCAGCTCGATGTTGTCGACCGCGCCCGCGGCCTGACGTGCGGCAGCCTGGATGTCTTCGATCTGCTGCGCGGCACGGCGGGCCTCGTTCAGCAGTTGGCTGTTCATGACGATGTCGTCGACGGACTGGTCGGCGCGCTGCGCGTTGCGCTCCAGGTCCTGGATGCGCTGCGCGGCGTCGCGTGCCTGCTGCTCGAGACGCCGGTTGATCTCGACGGCCTGCGCTGCCTGGCCGGCACGCTGGGCTGCCTGGCTGATGCGCTGGAAGCCGTTGGTGATCTGCTGGGTGGCCTGCTGGCTCTGCTGCTGGGCCTGCTGGGTGCCTTGGATGAAGCGGGAGTCATCGAGGGTGAGGCGGGCTACCAGCTCGCCGACGTCGAGAGCCAAGGGGTTACTCCTTCTTGCGCGCCTTCTTCCGGGCGGCGATCAACTCGGCGTGCGCGCCGAGGACCTTCTCGATGTCCGCCATGCGCGGAATGTGGGACATGGACCAATGCACCTCGCCCCAGTCCGGGGACATACCGAAGTGCAGGAGCGCGGTCCGGCCGGAGTGCAGGATCATCGGCCACGGCAGACCGTCGGCGACCATCTCGTCGAACGCCGGTCCGAGCACTGCGATCGCGTCTTCGATCTGCTCGACCGGGGGCACCCCGTCCTTCGCGACCATCTCCCGCATGGCCTTCGCCGTCTCGTAGTCGGGCGCGGGGACGCGGTACTTCTTGCCGCGGATCGGGAGGTGCAGGTCCGGGTCGAAGCCGGTCTCGGTCAAGTCCTTGAGCGCCACTACGCGCCTTTCGTCAGCGCCTTGTGCAGGCGGGAGTGGGGATCAGCGGCGAGGGCGGTGATGCGCAGGCGTAGCCACCGCCACGACCGGGTGTGCAGGACCCCGGATTCGAGGTCGATTCCGTTGTCCTGCAGGTCGAGTTCGATGTCGGACCAGTGGTGCAGGCAGTCGACGATGGTGCGTGCAACCTGGCCGGGCTTCGGCCGGTCAGGTTCGTCGTTGTACCAGTCGCGCACCCCGGTTACGGGGTCGTACGGGCCGCCGCCAGGATCATCCGGTCCGTAGGTGCCGGGCGCCGAAAGATCGCGCGGAGTTTCTCCCCCATCCGTGCCTGCTTCGGGGATGGGGGTATCGGATTTCCCGGCGTACCTGCGCTCTCCCAGTGGGCCTGTCCGGCGGCTTCGGAATGCCCGAACCACAGCAGGGCGGTGCGGCCGGCGTGGGCGATGGTGGGCCAGCCGATGCCGTCGTCGACCATCTGCTGATAGGTATCGCCGAGGATCGCAAGGATCTCCGCGCGTTCGGCCGTGTCGTCGAGGCGCGCGCCGGTGGTGACGAGCTGCTGTGCGCGTAGGCCTTGCCACGCTGTGCAGGCGATCGCGTAGTCGCGTCCCGCGATGGGCAGGTGCAGCGCGGGGTCCATGAAGGTGGCGAGGTCCTCCACCAGACTCCTTCCGTTGAGGCGGGGCACCCGCCGGGAGCAGGGGTAGCGGTTAGGTTGCTCCCGGCGGGTGGTCAGGGGTGCGGTCAGGCCGCGGTGACCGCGAATGCGCCGCCGGTCAGGCTGGTGCCGTCGCCGGTCAGGACGCCGCCGGGGACGGTGACAGCGAACGGGCCGCCCGTCGAGCCAGTGACCGTGAAATCGCTGGCGGTGTAGCCGTCGTCGAGAGCCGCCAGCGCCGACTTGATCGCCGCCGACGTGGCGTCGAACGCGATCGGCGTGGTGGTCTTGCCGGCCCATGTCAGGGTGAAGGTGCCCGCGGTGGCTCCACCGAGGGTGACGGTGAAGTTCTGCGCGGTGGCCGGGATCAGCGGCTTGGTGATATCGCGGGGCTTACCACGGCCCGACAGGGTGAAGCTGAACTCCTGCAGTGCGTTCGTGTCCCCGGCCGCCGAGTCCGTCCACTTCACCGTGGTCTCGGCTTCATAGGCGTCGGGCAGTTCATCGCGCCGGTAGATGCGGACCGTGACGACGTTGTCGAGGCCCGTCTTGCGTCCCTTCTGGCGCAGGAAGTTCTGGCCCGGGTCGTCGACGAAACCAGAGGTGTTCTCGCCCTTGCGCTTGCCGCCGCCTTCGATGCGGAACGCAAGTCCGGTGACGATCTGGGAGGCGAAGCCCTCCGAGTCGATGTCGGAATCGTCCTGCTCGGCGCCCTCGAAGATCGGGGCGACGCTGGAGAGGCCGCGGACGCGGGTCCACTCGGTGGTGCCGGGTTCGCGGACTTCGAGGATCCAGTCGCGGGCCAGGGTGGATGCGAGTGCAGATGTCATGGGGTCGTCCTCCTAGGACGGGTTGGCGGTGATGCGGTACGAATCGGGGCGGGTCCAGCGCCCGTTCGAGTCGGGCGCACGCGGGGCGCGCACGACGCGGCGGCAGAGCAGGACCCGGACGCTCCCCCACGTCTGATGGGAGGCGTCGTGGATCTCGCGGCAGATGGCGTCCATGAGCTGGTCGATGGCCCGCGGGTCGCGGCCGGCTCGTCGGCCCCGGATCTGCAGGTAGTAGTCCGGGGTGTCGTCGTCGCGGGATCGGTCTTCGCTGTAGGTGTTGATGACGATGGCGTCGTTCGGGGCGTCGGGCATGGTGCCGAAGAACACCGCGGGGAGCGTGCCGGTGCCGTAGACGCCGGCGGGTTCGTATCGCACGAGCCCGAGGGCGTGGAGGCGCTGTGCGAGGGCGTCCTCGAGTGCGGTGGTGTCTGGTGCGCGCGCGGTCGTCATCCGTCCTCCTGATCATCCGGAGGTGTGGCGACCGTCTTCGGTGGGCAGTACAAGCCACTGCCGATCCCAGAGCCGCTGTGCTTCCAGCCGGGTCCGTCGTACCAGTTGGTCCGATGGATCTCCTTGCCGCAGTGCTTGCAGAGAATCGTCACAGTGCGCTCCTGATGGCCTGGGCGATGACCTGCCCGACCTCCTGCCGCTTCGCGATCACGGCGTTCTCGAGGAACTTCGCCTCACCGTGCTCGTGATGCCAGCCCACCTCCTCGTGCTGACGGGCCGCGTACGGGAGGTCGTAGTACACGGCCGATTCGAGGTCACCCGACGCGGTCTTGCAGTCGTTGCGCAGCTCGCCGGTTTCCTTCGGCGTCCGCTCGATCGACTCCTGCTTGACGACCTCGGCGGCGTCGTCGAGGCCGCGTTGCGCGGCGGCCCGGATCGCGGCCAGGTTGAAGTTCAGGGTCACGTCGACACCCCATCGCGACCCTCGGCCAACACTCCAGTGATGCTGTCGGCGCACTCCCGGGCCATCTGGTCGCCGAGGCCGACGCAGAGCACGGTGAGGTATGCCGCCTCCCAGCACCGGTCGGCCAGGATCTTCCGAATCCCGCATGGGAGCTCTTCCAGCACCTGCTGTACTTCGACATCAGTCACGGTTCCCCCTCAGGTGAGGTCGATGGAGTAGAAGTTCGGGGTTCGACCAGCCCCGTCGTGGTGCAGCTGCTCCGCCAACACCTCGGCAGTCCGGCCCCCGAACTCGGGCGGCAAGGTCACGAGCGACCCGGGTGGGATCAGCTCGGTGGTGGCGGACATCGAGACGCGGCCTTCGGAGATCACCTCCGAGCCGTCCGGCGCGAGCACCTTCTTGCGCTTCGCGGTGATCTTCCCGAGCACCTCCACCGGCGCGGCGTGCTCGGGACCGTACGGGCTGTCGCCGATCTTCCGTGCGACGAGCACCGGCCACCGCCACCACGACGCCAGCGGATCGGTCACCACGACCTCACCGCATTCGACGCCAGCCCAGCGAACCGCAGGATCCGCAGTGCGGTCGGATACAGGAACTTCACCGAGTTCAGTCGGTCAGGCGCCGTCAGGTACGTGTCGTAGCTGACCGATGCCCCGTCGATCGCGGACACCGTCATGCGGGGCTCTTGCCCGCCGGCGCCCTTGGTGGGATCGACGTCGGCGGATGCCCAGTGTTCGGCCTGCGCGCACGTTGCGTCGCGCATCGCGTCGCGCAGAGCTGAGTCCGCGGGGAGGCCGGTGCTGTCGGTGTCGTACAGGTCGGCGAGGCACGCGTCGGCGACGAGGATCGACGCCTCCCGGAGCAGGATGTCGGCGTTGTCGGGTGCGGGTTTCTTCGTCCAGTCGGCGAGGTCGTCGCTGTCGGCGTAGACGAGCACTGTGCCTCCTCGGGTGGGGGTGGTGGTTGGTGCGCAGGAACGCCGCTACAAGGACCGAAAGGAACCCGGCGTGGAAAGCCCTCAGTCGTCCTTCGCGTGCGGTGGTCATGCCAATGGGTGCCGGGACACGCGGTTGACGCACCAACCACCAAGCATTCAGTCGCCGATCGGGTGCGCGTCCTCGACGTCGGCCGCGGCGCTCGGGTCGACGCCCTCCACGTTCAGTGGGGACACGGCGCGCTCGACGGCGGCGAGGATGTCGGCCTTCTTCTCGGCGTCGCCGAGGTCGATGCCCTTGTCCTTCGCGTACTTGCGCAGCTGCGGCACGGTCAGGTCCGACAGGTTCTCGGCCGGGCCGTCACCTTCGGCCGACTCGGCGACGTCTGCGCCGATGCCGTAGCCGTGCCGCCGGAAGTACGCGAGCGCGCCGTCGTTGTCGGTCTC